ACCACAGCAACTACTGCTACCACAGCAACTAATGCTACTAACGCAACCAATGCTACTAACGCAACCACAGCAACTAATGGAACAAAAGCATGGGTAAGTTTTACTGGAGCAGGAGGAATAAGATCTAGTTATAATGTATCAAGTGTATCGAAAAATACCACTGGAAACTATATGGTAAATTTTTCATCTGCACTTGCAGACACTAATTATGCAGTTGTAACTGGTGTAAGTTTAGGTGGAGCTTCTCCATCTACACCTTATGATGCTCAAATAACTATAAATTCATCATCACAAGTTAGAGTTATGTTTTATGGTTTTGATCCAACTTATGCTTCTATTTCCGTTTATAGATAAATATTCCAAATAACTTTATAAAATTATGAGTCAGGTTGTTATTTACTTACAAGATAATGGAGTTCCTGCTGTTTTATTTCCAACTCCAGAATGTTTAGAAAGTCATTCAATTATGGAAATTGCAATTAAGGATGTACCAGCAGGAAAAACTTTTAAAATATTTGATTCGACAGATCTTCCATTAGATATTCCTCAAGAAGCGTGGGAAATTGATGAGGCAGAATTGACTGATGGTATTGGTGGTATATCTAACGAATTCTGAAAGGTAAATAAAAATGATTAAAATAAATCAAGAAAAAGTAAAAGAATTAGAGATTAAAAAAGCAAAAAATAATCGTGCTACTGCATATTCTAATGAAGCAGATCCATTAGCATTTAAGATGCTTCGTGGAGAAATTACTAAAGAAGAATGGGAAATGAAAATAGAAGAAATAAGACAAAGATTTCCTTATCCCAATGAGGTATAAAAAAATTTTAGTATTTAATAATTTTATATTCACAATAAATACCTAAAACCAATAATGATTATCACATCAAACTTGATGCGCAGATCCACTTAAATTCTTCAACAACCTTTAATCATTATTATGAAACTACCATTTATGAAATGCAGTCTTCTGTTGGAACCACAACCAATTGGAGAAGAAGAGAGGATCAAGAGACGTCTAATAATCTTTAATACAACCTATCTTTAAAAGCAACAAACCTATTCTACTGGTAAAAACACATCTTGTCAACCCCATAGAGTATGCTATAATAACAGAGGGTTTTTATACCCTCTTTTTTCTTGTATAAATCGTTATATAATAATTTAAAAAAAATGAGTTTTGTAGTTTACACAAAGACCGACTGCCCATATTGCACAAAGATTAAGCAAGTATTGAACTTGACAAAACAGACCTATGTGAGTTATACTCTGAACGTAGATTTCACGAAAGAAGAGTTCTATTCAGAATTTGGAGAGGGTTCAACTTTTCCACAGGTTCTTTGTAATGAACAAAAATTAGGTGGTTGTACTGATACTATTAAATACCTTCAAGAACATAAACTCGTATGATGCCCAACCTAAATAATGATGACTACAGTAATCGTGGTCTTGATCTTATTCTACACGGAGGCAAAAAGAAGCAACCTAAAATCTTTCATATTGTTTATGAAAAACTGGTATGCTTACTGAAAAGGGAAGTTACCATATATTTTGAGTTTTCCATTCAAACAAGGAAAATCCAGTAGTTTCCCGGAGAAAAAGAAATGTTAGCAACAAGTTTAGTCATCGGTTCATTAGTAACCGTTATGTTTTTTATACTTGGATTACTGCTTGGATGGGTTGCCCGAGAGTATATGATGACTCATCAAGAAGGTCCAAAACAGATTGCATATCATCCAGAGTTTTACAATAAGGATGGTGATTTAATTGATGAAGAAATCGTTTCTGTAAGATTTGAACCCGGATACTTTGATGATATGGATGATGAAGACGACGATGATGAAGATTAAACATTAAATTCTAAATACTTTCAAATTGTTATTAAAGATTATGCCTGTAACAAAACCAAAAACGACTTCGACAAAACCAAAGACAATCGCAACAAAGCAACCAATAGAAACAACTGATCTTCCTGCGAATCCTTTTACTTTTGAAGTTCTCAATCTGATTACAAAACAGAGAACAAATGCTAAAAAGGTTGAAATTCTTCAAAAACACGGAGATGCATCCCTGAAAGCAGTTTTGATTTGGAATTATGATGAGAGTCTAATTTCTGCTCTTCCTGAAGGCGATGTTCCTTATGCAAGTGTAGGAGAACAGAATTCCTTTACCGGAACGATGACTGAAAAGATTGGAGATGCCGTAACCAAAATGGGAGAACTGGGTTCCAATTCTTTGGGATCACAAGATCAAGGTCGTTCTTCAATTCGTAAAGAATTCAAACGTTTTTATAATTTCATTCGTGGTGGTAATGACGGATTAAGTTCTCTTCGTAGAGAAACGATGTTCATTAATGTTCTTCAAGGACTTCATCCACTAGAAGCAGAAATTCTTATTCTGATTAAAGATAAAAAACTTGAAACTAAATATAAGATCGGTTTTGATAATGTAAAAACAGCATTCCCGGATATTCAGTGGGGTGGGCGTGTATGAGAAACCCGACAAATAATCTCATAGAGGAGAAGGTAACTGTGGAATGGACTCCAGAAGAAAAAGCAAGTCTCCCTTCTCGTTATGGATGTGATATTCTGATCGAAAATGCATCGATGGAACAAGTTAAAGATCCTTCTTTGCCCACTGATGCATATCTCGTTTTTTATGTGATTAAAGGTAATGAATGTATGGATCTTTGCAGAGGAAATAAAAGATCCAGTATTTTTGATCTTTACTATGATAAGTTTGGAAAGAATGTAGTCACCAATATTGATTGGGGATATGGTAGAGTAACTCCTCGAATGTGGGGATACAAAAGTCCAGAAAAGAAAAAAAGAAAATAATTAAGAATCAAAGAGAGGATTGACTATTCCTCTCTTTTTTTGTATAATGAAATGGAAGTTTTGATTTAAATGGACAAAGAAAAAATTAAATTGATCATAAGAAATATGGAACTTCTTGTGGATAGTCTTAAAACGGAAATTTATTCCGACACTGCAGTATATAAGTTTGATAACATTCAACCCCGTGAGTTGGAGTATGATGAAATTTTTGGAGATGATGAATGAATAGAACAAAAAAACTGATTAAACTTCTTCGTAGATTGACCAAGCAAGAGCATTTGTATTCTACTGAAAAAATTATAGAAATGAAATCTCAACTGCGAATAATTGAAGAAGAATTTGCACAATTTGAAGCACAAACATCAAAAGGATTTGGTAAAAAATGAAACCAATTAAAGCAAAAGATCTTTTAGAACTTGATCGTCATATGCAAGTTGTGATGTTGAGGCAAACACAACTTCCTCAAACTCTTGTATGGCAGGGAGGTAAGAATGATTATTCTGAGGAACCAATCCACACTAAATTTCCACCAAATGAAAAAGAATGCGGTAAATGGGTTATTGAGCAACTACTTGCAAATGAGCGTGGGCATTGGGGTCCTTTAGAGCATCCTGCGATTGCTATGGACTGTGTTGGATTTGTTCATAATGTAATGGTTCAGGCACGAACTCATCGTGTTGGAGTATCATTTGATGTTCAATCTCAGCGTTATACTGGTCGTCGTGTATTGAAAGTTGCAAGCGGAGATCTTAGTCCTCAAGAAGTTTTCTATGTGCGTCCAGAAGGTCTCTATTTGGACCGTAAAGGGCACAAGTATGAATGGACGAGGGAAGATTACGAAAGGCAGTTAAAGTTCTGTCTAGCGGCGTCTGAGAGGTATGCAGAGGGTTATAATACTCGTGGTATGGCTGAGGAACATCTTCGTGATTATCTTCCACAAAATATTCGTCAGAACTTTGTAGTCTCATTCTCTCTTCGTGCTGCTCTACACTTTCTCGATCTTCGTGCAAAGTTGGATGCACAGGTAGAAATTCAGGCACTTTGTGAGGGAATGGTTCCTATAATGAAAGCGTGGGTGCCTGAGATATTCAGTTATTATGAGGAGAAGCGTCTTCATAAGGCACGGTTAAGTCCCTGATCTAAATAAAAATACTTATCATTATAAAAAATGGCAATATATCCAATTATTCATAAGGAGACTGGCGAGACTAAAGTGGTTGAAATGAGTGTTCACGATATCACACAGTGGTATAAGGACAATCCCGAATGGTCAAGAGATTGGTCTCAAGGATGTGCGACACCAGGAGAAGTTGGTGATTGGAAAAATAAACTTGTCGCAAGAAATCCTGGATGGAACGACATTCTCGGAAAAGCATCAAAAGCACCCGGATCAAGAGTAAAAAAAATCTAAACCAAACATATGGCAAGACGCAGAAAAAATGGAAGTGATCAACCATCTGATGTTGGTCTCACAACTCGTCAAACAAAAAGAAAAAAACCTTTAAATGGTGAATATCTTGTAAATATTGATCCACTTACTGATAATCAGAGAAAACTTTTTGAATCCTATGCAAATCAAAAACATCTTGTCGCTTATGGTTGCGCTGGAACTGGCAAAACTTTTATTACTCTCTATAATGCTTTAAGAGAAGTTTTGGATGAAAAAACACCTTATGAGAAAATCTATCTGGTTCGTTCTTTAGTTGCTACCAGAGAAATTGGATTTCTTCCAGGATCTTATGATGATAAGTCAGACATTTACCAAATTCCTTATAAGAATATGGTGAAGTATATGTTTCAGATGCCTTCTGATGTTGATTTTGAGATGCTATATGGTAATCTCAAGTCACAAGAAACAATTAAGTTTTGGAGCACTTCATTCTTAAGAGGCACTACACTTGATAATTCAATTATTATTGTAGATGAGTTTCAGAATATGTCATATCACGAACTTGATTCTATTATCACTCGTGTTGGTGAAAACTCCAAGATTATGTTCTGTGGAGATGCTTCTCAATCAGATTTACTGAAAACAAATGAGCGTAACGGAATTATCGATTTTATGACGGTATTGCGTAAAATGCCTTCTTTTGATATAATTGAGTTTGGTGTCAATGATATTGTTCGTTCTGGACTTGTCAAAGAATATATTATCGCGAAACTAGAAGCAGGTTTTTAATGTTTGATCATATTGATATTGAACTTCCACGACTCGAAAGAGAAACTGTGGACGGTGTGAGATATTATAGCGTCCCTGATGGAGATGAGTTGATAAAACTAGTCTCCATCACTTCCATTACCAGTTACTTTAATCGTGAAATCTTCATTAACTGGCGCAAAAAGGTCGGTGAAGCAGAAGCGGAGAAGATCACTAAAGCGGCTACTTCTCGCGGCACGGATATGCATACTCTTGTGGAGAACTACCTTTACAATAAAGATTTACCGCCAGTTCCGCCTCTTCCGGATTTTCTTTTTAAAATTTCAAAGACAGAACTTAAGAAAATAAATAATATTCACTGTTTAGAAGGTCCTTTGTATAGTAAGCAACTTGGTGTAGCAGGCACAACGGATTGTATTGCAGAACACGATGGCGAACTTTCGGTAATAGACTTTAAGACTTCTAAAAAACCAAAACCAAGAGATTGGATTGAGAACTATTTTGTTCAAGCGATGTTTTATGGTATGGCGTATTATGAGATGACTGGAACTCCCATCAAAAAACTGGTAATCATTATGGCGTGTGAGAATGGAGAGTGTGTTCTATATGAGGAGAGAGACCTTAAAAAATATATGAAGTTGGTAGTTAAATACATTAAAAAGTTTGTGAATGATAAACTTGAATTGATATCCAGTTGACTAATTGATTATTTTATCTTATAATACATATTATTAACTGCTAAACTATGGCAAATATATTAGAAAGTCTTTTGGAATTTAAAATAGAATATATGGAACCAAATACCGAACTCGAAAGAGTACTAGAAAGTAAATTTCTTACCCCATCAAAGTTTGCTCTAGAAATAGAAAAGATTGTGATTGATGAGGGTTTTAATTATATTGATAGTATTGTGCATTATTGTGAAGTCAATAGTATTGAAGTCGATTCAATTGCTAAATTAATCTCAAAACCTTTGAAAGAAAAACTCAAGAATGATGCAACAAATCTAAACTTTATGAAACGAACTTCGAAAGCGAAATTGCCTCTGTGACTCCATTCGACATTTATATCAAGTATCTTGCTCTCAAAAAGCATTTTACGGATAAAAAATATGATTATTTTAAGTACAGTGGAAAAACCAGAGCAAGTATCGAATCCTTTAATAAACGTAAGGACCGATACTTTTTTGAGAAAACATCAAGGAAACTCAACGACAAAGAAGTTGTTGAGTTTTTTGTTTCTAATTTTATCACCGCGAATGATCCTTCCACTATATGGATTGGAGAACTAGTTAATAACGGAGAAACTAATTATAAGGAATGGACAAAACGACAACAGAGTTTAACCTACTTACTGAAGGAACAATCAGAAGAATTATTCTCGAACAACAAATTAGAAGATGTTTTCAATTGTTCGAAAGGGCACCCGATCCTATTAAAAAAATTTATGGGCGGATATCTCTCCATCGAAACTCTGGTAATCTATGATAGAATATTCCAGTACGGAAAAAACTTTGATAAGAATCTTCTTGATCCTATATGGGAAACCGTAAGCTTAAAAATTCTGAAATACAATCCCTTTCTAAATACGGATATGTTTCACTGTAAAAAACTTCTTCGGAGTATTATAAATGAGTAACTTTTTTGATTCTGAAATCATTCAAGAAGAACTTCAAGAAATTAATAAACTTCAAGAAGAAATTTATGGAAGTGTTCTTTCTTTTGGATATATGTCAAAAGAAGATAAATTGGAACATATTGATAAGATGACTCAATTGCTGGATAAGCAACGTATAATGTACACAAGACTTTCTTTGTCTGATGATCCAAAAGCAGTTGAGATGAAAGAAAATCTTCGTCGTTCTGTTTCTATGATGGGATTCCCTCCAGAAACCGATATGAATGTTTTATTTAATAGTATGAATAAGACAATCAAATCACTCAAAAATTACCTTTGACTTTTTGAGTTTTCTTTGCTATGATAATCAAGTAAATCCTCCGTATCCAAACTATCCTAAAAATCCTATGTCTTTCCAAAATCTCAAAAAGCAATCTAAACTTGGTTCTCTCACCGAAAAGTTGGTGAAAGAAGTTGAGAAGATGAATAACTCTTCGAGTAGCAAAGATGAGCGTCTGTGGTCTTTGACTGTTGATAAATCACAAAATGGTTATGCCGTAATTCGTTTTCTTCCTGCTCCAGATGGTGAAGATCTTCCGTTTGTGAAACTTTATGGTCACGCTTTTCAAGGTACTGGTGGTTGGTTGATCGACTCTTGTCTGACTACTCTCAATCAGAAATGCCCTGTCTGTGAGCATAACTCTGGTTTGTGGAACTCTGGTATGGATTCCAATAAAGAAGTTGCCCGTAAGCAGAAACGCAAACTGACTTATATGAGCAATATCTATGTTGTGAAAGATCCTGCAAATCCTGATAACGAAGGTAAAGTCTTTCTCTTCAAGTATGGTAAGAAAATCTTTGATAAACTGACTACTGCGATGCAACCAGAGTTTGAAGATGAAACTCCGATTGATCCGTTTGACTTCTGGAGTGGTGCTAACTTTAAACTGAAAGCAAAGAATGTTGCTGGTTATCGTAATTATGATTCCAGTGAGTTTGCTTCCACCAGTGCTCTTCTGGATGATGACGACGAAATGGAAGCAATCTGGAAGAAGCAATATTCTCTTGCAGAATTCCTTTCTCCTGATCAATTCAAGTCTTATGATGAAATGAAAGCACGACTTGATGCTGTTCTGGGTCTGAAAGGTGGTTCTCGTCGTATGGATGAGGAAGTCGAAGAAGAAGAATCTGGTCGCGGTTCTGTTCGTGATCTTGAAGATAATCTTCGTAATGAACTCTCAAATCTTTCTTCAAGTAAGTCAAGTTCTTCTTCTTATGACGACGAAGATTCTGATGATGAAACTTTGTCGTATTTCCAAAAATTAGCTTCGGATTAATAAAATTATGGAGACTTTATATTAACATTCTCTGTTCTTATAAGTTTCTTATTTACATATTGTGAAGACTTTTCATAATACATAACCCTACGAAGATCATTTACATACTGTTGCAGATATCCTGACTTCAGTAAGTAAATTGATCTTTTTTTATTATTTTCAATAACTTCATATTCATAATTAGTAATTCCTGCAACTGGATTTAAAGTTATTAAAGAATTTGATGGATTTGGAATTGTAAAGTTAGAATCTACTACCTTTCCTCTTGGTAAGATAAGTCTTCCTTGAGAATCTTTGACTTCTGTAGTCTCATAAAATTTAATTTCTGTAAGACCGGCAATACCATATTTGTTTTCTGAAAATCTGTAAATATCACGATCAGATAATGGCCACTGATCTCTTACATTTATAATTCCAGATGAAAGTAAAACCACCCAATCATACTCTGAAGAACCATAGAGTTCTTCTGCTACTGTATCTGGTCTCGCACCATCTGGAATTTCATACTTATTAAAAAGAGTAAAGACATTTTGAAGATCATCACGAAGTTTTACTCTACGAAATAGATTTTTAACTCTTACATAATCAAGTGAAGAGTTTTTTCCTGGAATTGGAGATAAGTATTCTAAATCTGGTAGTTCTCTAAAATATGTCATTTTAGACAAGTAGGTCTTTTGGGTATTTAGATATAATAAATGAATAAAATAAATTTAGGAGACAATAGTACCATATTTTTTTATATGATAGTAAGATTTGTTAGTAAAGTGCTTTATCCCAACCTGAAAAGAACCACCAACTCAGGCACTTTTATTTATTGATTAAATTAAAAGGAATTAGTACCCTACTCCGTCTTTACCAATTCCATCATCATAATCTTCTTCGTAGATTGGATTTAACTCCTTGAATGATAAAGACATTACCATATTTACTGGTGTAGCATCTGGATAAGTTGCATAAGATCCTCCACCAGCATAATCTATAGACATTCCTGTAAGAGCACAGGGTTTAAATCTATTCAGAAATGGATGATCTTTTCCTCCGCTCTTGTAACTAATCTCAAATACATCAGGAGCACTTACAAATAGACCGACTCCTGGAGCATCACTTGCTGCTCTTGTTTTTGCAGCCATTGCTCTTTTTAATGTGCGAATGATTTCTTTAATAACTCCAGACTCTTTCGAATCTCTAGGTGATAGATCATATTGAAAATCAAAACCTCTTAAATTAACTCCACTAAAAAGTAGTTCTAGATTAGGATTCAATACTTGCCCAGTAGTTCTAGATAACAGACTTGTAGCACTTACATTACTTCCTAAAGAGTTTAATAAATTAGATACAATGTATGAAGTAACTGCACTTTGTGCATTTCCGGAAACAAGTCCTGCTTGTCCAGCTGAAATGGCGTTTTGAATTTCTTTTCCTGCTGCACTAAAAAGATTTTGACTTTGAACTGTATTTGTTAATCCTTCTGCACCATAAGCTTCTAATGAATTTAATGATCCATCTCCCCAATTTACCTGATTTGTATCTGCAGGTAGATTTTTAGGCATCGGCAATATAATAGTCTGTAATATTGTTCTAAAGTCTTGATTTCGAATAGTTTCTGTTGCCGTTCTAACTTTAAAGTTATTTGCTCCTGTCTCAATCCCTTTTCTTGTGTATCTTATAACCTTTATCATCATATAATCATCTGCTTGTTCCAACTTTGCTTGTGGATACTTTAAGATTTTTGCTTTATTTGCTTTTGGATTTGGTGTGGAAGGTTTTGTTCCAAGTGCTCCCGCACCACTCAACGATGAAGATGCATTTGCTAAAGATGCATTTTGTAAATATGAAGATGCTGCACTTTGCATCTGTGGATTTGTAAATGCAGTCGAAAAATCGGACATCTATTTTTTCTAACTATTTATTCGTATTCTTTTAAAAGGAATTGCCTGTAAGTCTTTGAGTTCTTGAGAATATACTAAATGTAAATCTCCAACAACTTCGTCCCAAGTATATTGCCTTTGTTCTCCCCAGTGAAAGTTAATACCTTTAAATCCCCAATTAAATATATTTGTTACTCCGACAAGTGGATGAGTATCATATTCAATACCAGAAGTTTTTGGAAAATATACAAAGGTATAAAACTTGCCTACAGTTGGAAATTTTTCTGTAATAGTTAATGACTCTAGTATTTTCTCCATTAAATCATCTGAAGTTTCATTTCCAACTAAAGAGTTTGTGATTGCACGAACTCTATTAATTTTAGTATCTCTAGATCTAGTAGATTTTAATGGTTTTCTGGGCATTATTTGATTCCAAGATCGTGTTCTGTGAGAATCTTAAACTCCATCATTCTGTCCTTACAATATTCTCTTGCTGCTTCCCACTTAGATTGATTTTTAACAAACTCCATCGCTTCTGCAATATATCTTCGTGTTTGTCTTTTTGGTTTGGGGGGTGGAATTGTTTGTTTAGAAGGTTTGATTTCGATTAAATATTTTTTAATATTTCCATCTGGTTGTTTAACTTTTATATAAGCATCTGGAAAATACCTTCTTACTCTATTTGTAGAACGATCCATATAAGGAATAACAATTTCCTCACTCGAATATTCTAAAATATTCTCATTCAAATCACAATAACGAAGAAACTTCAATTCCCACAAAGATCTATACACTATATTAGTTGGATCTCCATCATATTTCTCTGGAAAAGAAGGTTTAAATTTTCCTTTATAAGACATCTAAATACTTATACTACAAGAATCATAATAGGTATTTAGAGTTGGCAACCTTACGCCGAATATCAGATTTCAAACCCGTATTAACAAATTTAGCGCAGACTTCTCATTTCCAGGTTATTTTTAATGGAATGTCTGGAGAATTGAGAAACTATTTACTTTCTCGTGGAGTTGATTCGAGATTTATTGGAGAAACCGCTGGACTTTTATGTTATTCCGCATCCTTACCGGGAAGTTCTTATGCAGATAATCAAGTTGTAGGAAATTTTACTGGTGTTGTTGAGAACTTTGCTCATACTCGCCAATTTACTCCAATTGATTTAGAGTTTTATGTTGATCGTGATTATAAGACGGTTAAATTTTTAGAACACTGGATGGAATTTATTGGAAGTGGATCATATGCGAATCAAAATAATTCTGGATATTTCTTCAGAATGCAATATCCAAACACTTATAAATCAAATCAAACTAAAATTTTAAAGTTTGATCGTGATTATAGTGCTGAAATAGAATATAATTTCTTTGGATTATATCCATATTCTATGGGTAGTATTGCTGTTAGTTATGAAAACTCTAGTATATTAAAAGCGAGTGCAACTTTTAAGTATGAAAGATATGTGTCCGGAAAAGTATCAAGTCTCTCTCTTTATCAGGGAGCGAATAATAATTTGGAACTTTTGAGATCTACTTTTATAGATCCTTTAGCAAATCCACTTAATAATATTCGTTTAGCAACTGGTAGAGATGAGTTAATTAATCGAAATCTAAATCAAGGGACAGGGAGACTTGATAATCCTCAACCAGTGGGAACTGGAGGACCTATTGCATATGAAGGAACTCGAATCATACCCTAAATAAAAATACTGATCTGTATAGGTTATTATGGCTTTACCAAAAATTTCTACGCCAACTTATGAGTTGGAAATTCCTTCATTAAAAAAGAAAATTAGATATAGACCTTTTCTAGTAAAAGAAGAAAAAATTCTTATTATTGCGATGGAAAGTGAGGACAACAAACAAATTGCGAATGCTGTTAAGAATGTAATTGCTAATTGTATTCTTTCCAAAGGAATTAAGATTGATGATCTAGCAACATTTGATATTGAATATTTGTTTCTTAACATTCGCGGAAAATCGGTTGGTGAGTCTGTCGAAGTTTTGATTACTTGCCCTGATGATAATAAAACACAAGTTCCTGCTGCAATAAATTTGGATGAGATTGAAGTTCAGACAAATGAAAAACATTCCAGAGATATTAAATTAGATGATACTTTAATCTTAAGAATGAAGTATCCTTCTTTGACTGAATTTATTAAGAATAATTTTTCTACCGGTAATATGATGACAGTCGAAGATACTTTTGATTTGATTGTTTCTTGTATTGAGCAAGTTTATAGTGAAGAAGAAAGTTGGTCCGCATCAGATTGCTCCAAAAAAGAATTAGTTGAATTTTTGGATCAACTTACATCAAATCAATTTAAGGAGATTGAAAAGTTCTTCGATACTATGCCCAAACTCTCTCATATTATTAAAGTTAAAAATCCAAATACTGGTATTGAAAGTGATGTTGTTCTTGAAGGATTATCATCTTTTTTCGCGTAGCCCTATCTCACGAGAATTTGGAAACTTATTATAAGGTGAATTTTTCGTTAATTCAACATCATAAATATAGTTTGACAGAACTCGAAAATATGATTCCGTGGGAAAGGGAAATCTACCTGTCGTTACTTCAGCAATATATTGAAGAAGAAAATTTAAAACAAAAAATAAATGGTTAATCTTATAGGATCTTCTCCTGTTGCTAGAACTACTAATATTGCAAGAAATACCTTTTCTGGTAGTGTTTTTGGTGTAGGGAGAACTCCTTTAGTTACTCCCGCAACAACTCAACAACAACTAACTCCATCTAATCAGGTCACTTTATCTTTGGTTTCTAATCAATTGATTGGATTTACCAAACAAATGCAAGATATTGGTTCTGCATTAGAAAGAATTGCGTATTATATTGCTACGGATAGTGGTTTAGAGCAACAAAGAGAAAACCAAAAACAATTACAAGAAAGAAGATTATCTGAAGAGTCTGTAAGAGATGAACAAGAAGGTGTAATCGAAAGAAGAATACAAAGCACAATCGCAGCACCTGTTCAGGCAATCGCACAAAAAACTGAAGGCGTTTTATCCAGATTGATGAAGTTTTTTACATCATTACTTTTGGGTTGGTTGCTGAATCAAGGAATAGAAGCAATCCAGGCAAATGCAGAAGGATCGAAGAATAAACTTGAAGAAATAAAAGATAATGTTATCAACACTCTTGGGACTGCACTTAAGATATTTGCGTTAATTCGTAATGGATTTTTGAGTGTTGCAAGAACCATTACTAATATTGTTGCAAAATTAGGTAAGTTTTTAGTTAGTGGTGTTATTGGTGGTATTTTTAAGGGACTTGGAAATCTTGCAAAAGGTATATTTAATGCAGGTAAAAATCTTTTAAGTGGAGGAGCAAAAGCAGCTGCTGCATCTGCTAGTGCTGCCGCTGCTCCTCTCACAGCTGCAGCAAAAGGTGCAGCGGGAAAGGGCACTGGACTTCTTGGGAGGTTAATACCTGGAATTTCAACTTTTGTGAATTTAGGAATTGCTGGATATAGAGCTAGTCAAGGAGATATTCCTGGTGCAGCACTTTCAGTAGCTTCTGCAGTTCCTATTCTTGGTTGGGGCGCTGTTGCATTAGATGTTGCTCGTGATTTTGGTGCATTTGATAATACTCCTTTTGGAAGAACGCAAAAAAATAGACCAGCAGCAGCAAAACCAGGAGTAGCAGCAAAACCAGGAGTAGCAGCAAAACCAGGAGTAGCAGCAAAACCAGGAGTATCTATGACTCCTTCTGTGAGTGATTTTCAGTTTAGTGTCGATACTTCTGGAAAATTAGATAGTGCTTTTAAAGATGAAGGTCAAGACTTCTCACAACCACCTGCTTATGGTGAAGTAAATATTCCAGTAGATCAGATCGCCACACCACAAGCACAAATTTCTTCTACATCAACGGTTCAAATGCAGAGATCTCAACAACTTGCCGCACCTCTTCCTGAACCAACACCAAATATTATAATGACTAGAACATCTTCACAACAGCAGAATGCTCCTATTCCCACAACTGGTGGTCCTGCAAATGATGTTCCTGCAATCTCATCATCAAACCCAGAAAACTTTTATACATTATAT